AGCGCAGCCGAGCCGGGCGTGATACAGGTCAACGCTGAGGATGGCATGGTGGCGCCGCACGGCTGGGACGATCGCATCCTTGCGAGCGGCTGCACGCTGATCGACGCGGAGAACATCGAGCAAATTCTGGGGGCGAAAAAAGCATGATTCCCGAGCCGGCTATTGTCATCTGCACGACCAACGCGCGATGCCTTGAGGTCATGCTCGCCTCGATCAAGGCCTACGTGCCGGCCGACGTCGAAAAGCACGTGCACTACAAGGTCGGTGCGACATTCGGCGAGGCTTACAACTTCGGGATGCGCGACGCGTTCGCCAGGCACGAAGAGCTTGTGATTTGCAACGACGACATCGTGTTTACGCCATCGACCTGGCTCACGCTTCTGGCCGACGTTGCGCTGCTCAAGGAGGCCGTCGCCGATCTCGGCTACGTCGCAGCCAGGTCGGACTACGCGCGAGGCGCGCAGAACATCCGATGCGGCACCGGGCGATTAAACTTTCTGCGATTCCAGTCAGAGCGCAGCATTATTGAGACGCCGGTCATCGCGCCGATTTGCGCGTGGATTCACCGCGACGCGTGGGTCGATTTTCCGCCGATCAACTGGTTTTCCGATGACGTGCAATGTGCGGACATGAAGCGCCGGCATTTTGTTTCCCGGGCTTACGTGCACCACGTCGGCTCGCAAACGTGCGGCAACGACGCTGCCAAGTGCATGGCCGATGCTGAGCCGTGGATCAAAGCGAACCGGCCGGCGCTGCACGCGCAGCACTTCGGCACGCTTTGACGATTCGCGCAATAGTATGGCCGCCGTCCGAGACTTCGACCCGACGCAAATCAACTCCGACTTCTCCGCGATCTTGGAGCAGGCCGGCGTTTCGTTCACGTATCAGGGCGCCGCGGTGACTGGCATCTGGTCAGCGGCGAGCAATGCGTTTGCCGACTTCGAGGACCAGCGCCGCGATGACAGCAAGTTCACGATCTTTCTTTTGACGTCGAGTGTGAGCGCTGCGCCAAAGGTTACGCAGACGCTTTCTCGGGCTGGCATCACCTACTACGTTGAGCGCGTGACGTTGGACGCCGAGGGAGCGGGATGTGAGCTGGGCGTCGCAAAAGTGATATGATCTCGATTTTCTCAGACACCAAGCGGCTCGAATATGCGCTCGCGAGACTCGCCGACGCCGCGAAGGTCGATCTCGGTCTGGTCATCAAGCAGGAGGGCGCTTACGTCGCGAGGACGATCATGCAGATCACGCCACCGACTGGCGACAAGATCGCAAACGGCGGGCAAATTCCATTGGTCACGGGCGGCACTATTACCAAAACAAAAGCGGGCGGACTCAGCACAAACGCACGGAAACAAGGCGAGAACGCAATTCTTGGCGACCTCTTCGGAGGCCGACAACTGGCCAAAGAAAAAAGCATCGGTCTCTTTCAACGAATAGGAAACTCAACGGAAGTTCCGCCGCGCGGAGGTCAGCCGCACGAAACGATGGGCGTGAACCTCGGCTGGGAAGGCTCGAAGAGTATCCGCGTTTATCGCAAGTTCTGGCAGCCGGGCGCATCGATTGAGCAGATGAAAGCCTTTCACTACGCGAACAGAAACGCGCGCGGCAGGCCAAAACAAGTCACCCGCAGCGCAATCGGCCGCTGGCAAGTGCAGGATCAGATGTGGATCTCTAATGAAGCGGCGGACGCTTATCTGAAATACACGCAGAAAAAGGTCGGTCTCGCGAAGGCTGGATTTGCCGCTGCCGCGATGGCGTGCGGCGTGCGCGTGCCGGCTTGGATTCGTCGGCACATGGCTAAGGCTGGAACCGCTCAAGTGCAGTTCGGGCAGAATCCTTTCGTAACCGCGCGGACTACCGGCAACAAGATTCCCGACCTGCAACGCGTAGTGGATTCGGCTTTGAAAATTCGCTACAAGGTCACGCTCTCGAAATATCGAGCCCTTCTCGCCAACCGCGCCGTGAACCTCGGATTCGCAAAAGTAAAGGGCGGCATGGTCATACCAAAAGAAGCATGAGCACCCGAACAAACATCCGTAACGCCACCGCCACCGCTTTGACCGGCGCTCTCGTCGTTCCGACCGCGAACATCCTGCGAGGCAGGAACAACACGATTGCGAGCATCAGCTTCCCGGCCGCAGCCGTTTACGCGGTCAGCGAGCAGATCGAGGTGCGCACGCTCGGGCCGAGCAACCGCACGCAATACCGGCAGCTGCAGCTCGTGGTCGATTACTTTATCGCCGAGAGCGGCACCTACCTGATCGATGACCTTTTCGACACCGGCAGCGCAGCGGTCGAAGCGGCGGTGCTCGCGGACGTTACGCTCGGCGGGCAGTGTCAAGACCTGCATTTGACGAGCGTGGAATATACGATCGAGCCAGACGAAGACCGGCGCTTCGGCTCGGCTCGGCACACTTTCAACTGCATTTATTTTTCAACCGACTAACCTCATTTTATGGCAACCAAACTCGGCCGCGAAGGCCTAATCAAATTATCCAGCACGACCATCGGCGAGCTGCGCAACTACGCTCTGACCCACACCTCCGACACCGTAGAAGATTCGGTCATCGGCGACACCTACCGCACCCGGCTCGCGTCCATGAAATCGTTCTCGGTTTCTGGTGACCTTTACTGGGACGAAGGCGATGCCGGCCAACTCCTGATCACCATCGGCTCGCAGGTCACGCTCAACCTTTACCCAGAAGGCGCCAGCACCGGCGACGTTTACTATTCGGGCGCCGCCATCGTGACCCAGTTTAACGTCTCCGCGTCATTCGACGGCATTATCGAGGGCTCGATTGCCTTCGAGGGTAACGGGACGTTGAGCACGCTCACCGCTTAATTTCGCAGGAAAAACACACACAACACACATGGACGCAATCGACCTCGTAAGAGAACACTTCGCCTCGCTCGGCACGCGCAAAATCGACGTGCCGGAGTGGAAGCTCGTCGTGCACGCAACGCCGGTCACGCTCTCGGAAAAAAACCGGCTCTATCGTCGCAGCAAAGAGAACGACATGGAGCTTTTGGTGGACATCCTGATCATGAAAGCGACCGACGAGCACGGCGCGAAGCTGTTCACTATTGAGCACAAGCCGACGTTGTTGAACAAGGCCGACAGCAACGTCGTCGGCCGCGTCGCAAACGCCATTCTCGCGGATGACGCGCCGAAGGTGGACGACTTAAAAAACTGATCTACGGCGGGGAGGCGGCAGACCTCCTCGCCGTTTACGCGCTCGCGGATCGTCTGCACAAATTTGCCCACGAGGTGCTCGCGATGCCGGCGCAGGAACTGAACGGCTGGCTCGCTTACATCGAACACCAAAACCGAAAACTTAAAAACCATGGCTGAGGCATCATTTATTCTGCGGGCGGTGGATGCGACGAAGCAGGCTTTTGCCAGCGTGCAGAACTCGCTCGCGAAGTTGCAGCAAAGCTCTCAAACGGCGGCTGGCTTCATGAAAAAAGCCTTCGACCCGCGGGCTCTCGGCGCAGGGTTTGCAGCGGCGCTCGGTCTTTCGCTGACCTCAGTTATTGATTCCGTCATCACAAAATTGACCGAATTGGTTATGCGTGCGGAAAATGTCCGCAAGATTTTGAGAGAATCTCGACTTGAGTCGGAGGGAATTTTGGAAGCAGGTATTTTTGCAGCGATGGACCCGGTGCGCCAACTGGAAACCATCCAAGCAAAAATCATAAAAAACGCCGCAGAAATCGACAAGCTGCGCAGCAACGTGAGAGAGGAAGTGGTCGCACTACCACAAGGCGGATCGGTGACCGTTCAGCTAGGCAGCGTCAAAGAAGCGGAAGACCTCAAAAAACTCGAGGCAATGCGGGCATCGCTGGTCATCGCGAATCTTAATTTAATCAATCAAATCGAAAGAGACACGGCTGAAATCAAAACAAAATCAGACGACGAATCACTCGACGCGCAGAAAAAGGTTAACGATCTTTTGCGGGAGTCTAGCAATCTCATGCTGAAAGGTCTTGAAGTTCCAAGGGATGATGCTTCCGCAAGGATTGAGGCAACGATCGCGCAGACTTTGGCGAACCGAGAGCTCGGCAAATCTTTAAGTGATTCCGTCATGACTCCGATGGAAAAATACGTCGCTGCGCTGGAGCGCATCGATTTATTGCACGCCAAAAAAACCATAGATGACGAGACCATGATTCGTCTTACCGGAGAGGCCGGCGCAGCATTTGCAGCAACATCAGGAGATGTTGAGGACATGGCATCGCGCCTCGGTATGGTGAACGAAACGGCAAACAAAACGATTCCTGCAATGTCTCAACTCGCGCAAATGAGCAACGACGCCGGCAGTCTAATCGCCCAAGGATTCGAGGACGCGATCTTAAGCGGCCAAAAGCTCAGCGAGGTTGTCCGCGCGCTAGGCCGCGATTTGGTGAGGCTGGTGTTTCAGCAAATGGTCACGCAGCGCCTCGCGGCAGGAGTTACCGGAGTTCTGCAAGGCAAAGGCTTCGCCGGATTTATGGCGGCCGGTGGACCAGTCAGCGCAGGCTCCTCTTACGTCGTCGGCGAAAAGGGACCGGAGCTGTTCGTTCCGCACGCCTCGGGCACCATCGTGCCAAATAACAAGATGGGCGGCGGCAGCGGTTCGGGCAGCGGAAGCGTCACGGTCAATTACAACATTGCGGCCGGCGTCTCGCGGGCTGAACTCGCTCCGATCCTCGAACAAGAGCGGCGCCGGCTAAAGGCCGAGATCCCCGACATGGTTCGACGCGGCGGCGGATACCGTGCAGCCTTCGCTTAAACGTCATGGCCATCACCTATCCACTCACGCCGCCGAGTCCGTTCAACCTCTCGCGCTTGTCGTTTACGGGCGTTTCTGCGACCTCGCGCAACACCTCGCCGTTCACGTTGCAGACCCAGCAATACAACTGGCCGGGTCAGGCGTGGCTCGGCTCGGTCGATTGTCCGCCCATGAAGCGCGCGGACGCCGAGGAGATCGTGGCGTTTCTTCTCAAAGCGCAGCGCGGCACGTTTCTTTTTCAAGACTACGCCAACCCGCTGAACCGAGGCGGCGTGACCGGCACGCTCACCGTTGCAAGCGCGACCGCAAACGGGACGACGTTGACCTTCACAAACGCAGGCGGATCCGGCTCCTTTGCCGTCGGCGACTGGCTGCAAATCTCAACCTCGCTTTACAAGGTCGTGCAATCGAACTCGTCAACGAGCGTGGACCTTTTCCCTGCACTCCGCAAAAGCTACGCGGGCGGCACAACTATCAAATACGGCAGGCCCGACAATGCTGAGCGCGCTCAAGGCGTCTTCCGTCTCGCGTCACCAAGCACCGAGTGGGCCATCGGCGAGGCGAGCATCTACGGCGTGGGCTTCGCGATCATTGAGGACGTGGAATCATGAGCATCACCACCGCAGGCCGGTCGCTCTCGGCCAACATGGTCACCGAGGTCAGCGCGTCGCAGCTCTCGCCGATCCTGCTCGCGTCGTTCTCGTTCTCGACGCCGGTTCGGCTTTGGAGCGGTTACGGGACGATCACCGTCGGCGCCGTGACCTACCAAGGCATCGGAACGCTCGGGACAATCTCGCCGGTCGAAGAGACCACCGACCTCTCGGCGCGTGGAATCAACTTTCAGCTCTCGGGTGTGCCGAGTGCATACGTCGCGATTGCGCTCACCGAAAACTACCAAGGGAAAGAGTGCAGCGTGCTATTCGGCGCGCTAGATTCTGCCGGTGCTCTGGTCGCTTCGCCCGTGACAATCTTCGCCGGACGCATGGATGTGATGTCGGTCAATGATGATGGAGATGAATCCTCGATCATAATGACGGCCGAAAACAAACTCGTGGACTTTCGCCGGCCGCGTGAGGTGCGCTACACGCACGAAGAGCAGGAAAATTTGCACCCCGGCGATCTTGGCTTGGAGTTCGTCAACGCGATCCAAGAAAAACAGATTTACTGGGGCAACGCGAAGCTCGCGGCACCGATTCGGGACGGCGGCGACGAGAGCCAGTCAACATCCTACATGTGATGCCAGCACGCCGCGACAACTGGCCGAACCTTCTCGCGCAATTCATCGAGCAACGCCGCGATCAACCTTTCGCGTGGGGCGTGAATGACTGCTGCACGTTTGCGGCTGACTGGGTCCAGCTCTGCACCGGCGTGGACTACGCGCAGGCGTGGCGCGGTCGCTACGTGTCAGGGCTTGGCGCGGTGCGCGTGCTGGACGAGGCGGGCGGCGTCGAGGCTCTGGTGGACGCGCTAGGGCTGCAACGCGTGGCACCGCAGCAGGCCGGGCGCGGCGACATAGTCGCGCAAGAAACCGGGCGCGGGATGACGCTCGGGATTTGTCTCGGCGAGACGACGGCTTTTGTTGCAAAGGCCGGACTTGTTTTCGGGCCGCTTTCAAACGTCGAAACCGCTTGGAGAATTTAACATGCCACAAGCAATTTTTACTCAAGCAGCAGTCAAGGTAGTTGCATTTTTCGCAGGCGTGCC